GAAATAAATGGATCCAGCAATTTCAAAATGAATCATTGTACGTCGGAAGAGTTTGATGCAGAGGCTGGCTCGTTTGATGCTGCCTTTTCAAGCCCACCGTATTTTAATCTAGAAACATATACTGATGAACCAACTCAGTGTATGAATAGATACAACAATACCACAGCCTGGTTTGAGCACTATGTTGAACCAACGTTGAGAATGTTACATAAGGTACTGGCCAATGACGCATTGTATGCTGTCAATATTGCTGACTATAAAATTGGACAGGATACATTTGAAATTGTAGAAAAGTGGAAAGAGCTGTCGGTTAAAATGAACTTTGAATTTCAGACAGAAGTTAAGATGATGTTAAATGTACGGCCAGGGGTTGGCAACAACAAAAAAGAAAACGGGTACAAACACGAAAGCGTATTTGTGTTCAAAAAACATGGTTAAATCTGCTTAATTTTTAAGCACTTTTTGCCTGCTTTTTGTGGGCTTTTTTGTGGCTAAAATACAACAAAAAAGTGGTTGACTTGTGGTCCTAAAACCGGTATAATACATACATAGACAATAAAAAGGAACATGATGTCATACACACTTGTTACTAAAAACGGTAAAATTATGCAATTTTATGTCAAGGAAATAGCAGATTTGTATCAAAGTCTAACCGGCGGTGTTGTTTTAACACAACAATTGCTAGAAACAGCAGAAAAAGAGCAAAAAACGGTTGCTCAGTGAGCTAAAACGCCGTATAATACATACTGTAAACAAATAAACATCCACGCAAAGGAAAAACATGTCAGCTTACATTACTATTAAAAACGGTGCTTACCGCAGTTTTAATATCCAAAATCAAACATTTCAGCTGGTTGCTGATTACAAAGAAGGCACCAAGGGTGGCTATGTGACTGTACTTGCAGATGAGACACTTGGCGAATTTGCCGGTCGTGAAATCCGCGTTAAAGTAGAATCAATGCGTGATGTTGAGCCTGCTAGTGCCGCAGATTGTGCCACCAGCATTGACACAAATTATGATGCTCCTGTTAAAAAATCAGTTAAAACTGTAGAAACAGACGAACAAGCAATTGAGCGTATTCGCGAACGTTTTGATATTTTGGAAGAAATGTCAGAAGGTGCAGTTGATGGTTCAGTTCGTGCTATGATTGTTGTTGGCCCTCCAGGAGTTGGCAAAAGCTTTGGTGTTGAAAAGGTGCTCAACAAGGCCGCTATGTTTGACAAGATTGGCGGAGCTCGTCCTCGCTATGAAGTGGTCTAAGGTGCTATGTCAGCAATTGGCTTGTATGCCAAACTGTATCAGTACAGCGACGAAGGCAATGTATTAGTGTTTGACGACTGTGACTCTGTGCTGATGGACGAGCTGTCGCTTAATATTTTGAAAGCCGCTTTGGACTCTAGTAAGAAGCGTACTATTAGTTGGAATACTGACAGCCGTTTGTTGCGTTCAGAAGGCATCCCAGACAAGTTTGAGTTCAAGGGTTCAGCAATCTTTATTACCAACATTAAGTTTGAGAATGTGCGCTCTGCTAAACTCAAAGACCACTTGGGTGCGCTGGAAAGCCGTTGTCACTATCTGGACTTGACTCTGGATACTACACGTGATAAGATGTTGCGTATCAAACAGATTATGACAGATGGCATGTTGGATAGCTATGACTTTGAAGAAGGCTCTACGCAAGAAATTTACGAGTATGTAGATACCAACAAAGACAAACTGCGTGAACTGAGCTTGCGTACAGTTATTAAGATTGCTGACTTGAAAAAGATGTCGGGTGCAGGCGAGCGTTGGAAGCGTCTTGCAGAAACTACTGTAATGAAGCGTGAGTTTTAATTAGCAAGTTACCGGAGATTACTATGCGTAATTTGGTCATAGCACGTATTACAGAGCTGTGGGTAATTGAGATTCATCCATACGAACTTGACCTCAGTTTAGAGGAGTTACCAAATCTAAGTAATGCTGAACTGCTTGAAGTTCTGGAAGAAATGATTGAATTAGAATTTGAAGGCGAATGAAATGCGTAAACTAGCAACCATGCGAACGATAGACGAGATCCGTCCTATCCCAGAGGCTGACGCAATTGAATGTGCTGTAGTTGGGGGTTGGACTGTGGTTATCAAGAAGGACGAGTTAAGGCAGGTGACGTAGCAGTGTACTGTGAAATTGACAGCTGGATTCCTACTGAACTTGCGTCATTCCTTAGTAAAGGCCAAGAGCCTAGGGTGTTTGATGGTATCAAAGGCGAACGTTTGCGTACTGTAAAGCTTCGTGGACAACTAAGCCAAGGACTATTGCTGAACTATTGGAATTTGCCCAAGGTAGTTGATGCGTTTCACAAGACTCGTCTGGCCTCAGATGAGCCGTTTGATGTTACTGAAATTTTGGGTATTGTAAAATACGATCCACCAGTACCAGCACACTTGGCAGGTGAAGTGCGTGGATTGTTTCCAACATTTATTCCAAAGACAGATCAAGAGCGTGTTCAAAACCTAAGCACAGAATTTGCACAATGGCAAGCTGATAAAGTCAAGTGGGAAGTAACCGAGAAGCTGGATGGTTCGTCGATGACAGTATATGTCAATGGTGATGACCACGGAGTATGTAGCCGCCACTTAAATCTTAAGGATACAGAAAGCAACACACTTTGGAAAGTGGCACATCGTGATCAGATTATTACGGCTATCAGTGAAAGTGGTCGCAATCTTGCTGTACAAGGTGAAATTGTAGGTGAAGGTATTCAAGGTAATCCGTACAAGATTAAAGGTCAAAGTTTCTATACTTTTGACATTTATGACATTGATGCCAGACGCTATTTCAATCCAACGGAGCGGAATGAGTTTTGTGAGCTGTATCAGTTGTTGCATGTACCTATGATAGCATTTAGTGCCGAACCGTATGACACATTGGGTATTGTGACCATTGCTGACATGTTGAAATTTGCAGAAGGTAAAAGTGATCTTAATGCTCAAACAGAAAGAGAAGGGGTTGTGTTTAAGGCACACTCACTTGATCAATCCTTTAAGGCAATCAGCAACAGGTTCTTGTTGAAAAGCAAGGACTAAGTTTAACACCAGTAGCTGACTATTTGCGTGGATGGATACTGGTGGGGAAAGGGCTCTTAGGAGCCTTTTCTTTTGACTATCATTTCGGCTAAATTGCTTTTTAAAAACCACTGGTTTTACACTAAGTATCTAGCCTCAACAACACTTGTATTGCCATTATGGTAACATACGATTAGACATTACCATCTACACCTGTTATAATAGACTATGCCTGGAATATGCCGATTAGAAATAAAAGATGAAGTCAATATTAAGTTTCACGACTTAGATGCTTCAACACGCAGACGATGCGAAACCAAATTAAAATATCAATTACCATATGCTTATCATGTGCCTGCTTTTAGGTTAGGCAGATGGGATGGTAAGATTGGTTTCTTTACAACCGCTGGATCAACCTATATCAACTTACTTGATAGGGTACTCCCTATCCTCCAAGAAGAAGGTTGGCAAATTGAAATAGAAGACAACAGACTACAGCATAATTTTAATTTTACTGAAGTTACCGAAGACACATTTAGCCGCATACTTTGGCCTAAAGGACACACCGCTGAAGGTCAGCCTATTAAGATTCGCGATTACCAAGTGGAGTGTATCAATCGCTTCCTTGCTAATCCACATGGCGTCCAAGAAATTGCCACAGGTGCTGGCAAAACGCTAATGACAGCTGCAATGAGCTTGTGCTGTGAACCGTATGGCAAGACAATTGTTATTGTACCTAACAAAGATCTAGTAAGACAAACACATGCTGACTATGTTAACATGGGATTAGATGTTGGTGTATACTTTGGTGATGAGAAAGATCTTGGACACACACATACCATTGCCACATGGCAAAGTATCAATAGTTTAATTAAACGCAGCAAAGAAGGATTAAGCGAAATTGGAATTGATGCAATTGTAGACGGACTTATTGCTGTAATTGTTGATGAAGTACACATGGCCAAAGCCGATGTGCTTAAAACAATGCTTACTGGACCGTTTGCCAATGTTCCAATTCGTTGGGGACTTACAGGTACTGTTCCAAAAGAAGAGCATGAATATGTTAGTCTAATTGCCAGCCTTGGCGAAGTATTGCATCGTTTACAGGCAAGCGAATTGCAAGATATTGGCGTACTATCAAACTGCCATGTTAAAGTATTACAGTTTGATGATAAGGTAGAATACAAAACTTATCAAGAAGAACTAACTTATCTAACTAGTAACGAACGTAGATTAGATGAGCTAGCAAAAACAATTGATGCAATCAGTCAAGGTGGAAACACACTTGTTTTAGTAGATCGTATTGCATCAGGTAAGATGCTAGTAGAAAGATTGCCAGAAAGCGTATTTGTATCTGGCGCAATGAAATCAAAGGATAGAAAAGATGAGTATGACGAAATCACGGTCGCTGACAACAAAATTATTGTCGCTACTTACGGGGTGGCCTCTGTTGGGATTAATATTCCTAGGATCTTTAACTTGGTTCTTGTGGAGCCTGGCAAGTCGTTTGTCCGAGTTATTCAGTCAATAGGACGAGGAATTAGAAAAGCTGAGGACAAGGATTTTGTACAAATCTGGGATATTACCAGTACAGCAAAATTTGCAAAACGACATCTTGCCAAGCGTAAAAAGTTTTATGAAGAAGCAAGCTACCCATACCAAACAGAAAAGGTTATTTATAAATGAATATTTTAACAGTTGATAACCGGGCATATGACCTTGATCGATTACCAGAAGAAATTGATGAAGATTTACGATACGGTGTACTTGACTACAGCAACCCAGCTGATGTTGACTATATGTTTGTTCCGCTGGTGTTCTTAGAAAGCTTCAGTTGCCCGGCTGCTGTATTGCGTATTGGAAAACATGAATTAAAAGTTCCGCTGGACTGGTCTCTTATTATTGGAGAACCCGATCACGGAGACCCAGAAGTTATCAATGTAATGAGTTTAAACGACCGCGGCTTTAGTACTTTTGTATTCAATCCAATCAATGGTTATAAACCAGAATGGCAAAAGGTAGAAGTTATCAACATCTATCAAGAAGTAAAATGGTACGTGCCTAAGTTAAAGTTTGGACACATCCTTGCAATACCACTAGAAAAAACCAAAGACCCTGTTTGTGCTTTCTTTTTGAAAGAAACAAACAAAATTCCAGAAGTGCTTGACTTAAACAAAATTTGGTTTTAAAATAGTGTATGGCAACCAAAAAGAAGGCACCAGCAAGCGCAACATACAAACTACCCATTGAGCAAGTGATGGCGGCTGTAGATCTGCGTGATGGCAATTACTATTCCAAATTGGAACAAGAAGATTTAAAAGCGTTGAACACATTTATGTCACAACGCTGGGCAAGCCAGGTACAAGCCAGCAGAGATATACAGGAACAGTATTTGCTTAATGTTAACGATTATAGTAATATTGATTATATAGCAACAACAAGCGCACATGAAGAATTGCGATGGCGTGTGCTTGCCTTGTGTGGATTAGGTTTTAAACAACGGCATGAGTTTATCCCGCCTAAGGCACAAAAGAAAGATAAATTGACAGCTTGGCTTAACGAACAATTTCCGGCCATGAGCAATGATGAAATTGAACTGTTCCGTGAAATCAATGGTACAGATGTCTTAGCTGAAATAGCCGTATCACAAAACATGGGTAATAAAGATCTTAAGGATTTGTTTAAATAATGATACAGGATTACCAATGCCGCTTTTGCGAAAAAGCATTTACACGTGAACGCACCTTGAGCAGTCATATGTGTGAAAAGAAACGCAGATGCATGAGCAAGGACGAAACTGCTAGTCGTATTGGCTTTAGTGTTTGGACAGACTTTATGAAGTATGTTAGTCCAAATACAAAAAAAGCAAAAACAATCGACGACTTTATAAGGAGTCCGGATTACATTGGCTTTATAAAATTTGCTAACTACTTAATTGAACTCCATCCGGACGAAAGCAATAAATTTATACAATGGCTTTTTAAGATGGGTGTCAGATTAAGCGATTGGCAAAAGCACGGTACGTACCAATTATATGTTCAAGAAGCAGCTAAAAAAGAAACAGCGGAAAGAGCAATGGAACGTACTGTACTCACCATGAGGACATGGGGAGAAGCAACTGGTAATAGGTGGCAAGATTTTTTTAATACAATAGCACCATCATCGGCGATGAATATGGTGGTGATAGGTAGGCTTAGTCCTTGGATTATATATTCAACAAAGGCCGCACAGGTATTATTAGATCGTATGGAACCTGGTCAAATTGACACAGTAGCAAAACATGTGGATACAGAATGGTGGATAAAGAAACTAAAAGAAAACCCAAAGGAAGTGCAATGGGTGAACACAACGATGCAACAGCTGATCGACTCGCCGGATTAGAAAAAAAATTGGTTGAGTTTATTGCTCAACTTGATCAGGTAACAATAGAAATAGCAGATATCAAGTCACAACAACAGGATTTAATTAATTTAATTAGAACACAATATAAAAAATGAGCCAACCAGACGTAGACATTGACTTTGCCGACAGAGAACAGGTGCTAAGATTGTTACCTTGCGTACCTGCGCTTCAAGTCTCACCAACCGGAACAAAACAAAAACATAATACTGGTGTGTATTTTCATCCGGTGCCAGTGAATCCATTTACTGGCTGGTGTGATATTGATTATAAAAAAGCAGAAGAACTGGGATTTTTTAAAGTAGACTTATTGAATGTAAGCTTATACCAAAAGGTAAAAAGCAAAGAACACCTAACCCAGCTAGCCCAACAGGAGCCATTATGGGATCTACTACTACAGGACGACTTTGTAAATCTGTTATTTCATTTGAACGGGCATGGAGATATTCTCCGGAAGACCCAGCCGACTTCCGTGGAACAATTGTCTGC